TCATAAAAGAGAGATGATGTTTGTCTTATCTTCCTCTGTGTGATGTGCGTATGTTTTTACCACTTGTTCGAGAGTGTCGCCGATGAGAGCGGCAATAACTCCAAAGTTCGCTCCTTTTGACATCAACAATGAAACATATGAGTGGCGCAAGTCGTGTATCCGTATTTTTTTTACGGCAGACTTTTCAATGCCGCGCGTCATAGCGTTTTGTATGGCGTTTAGAGATATGGGGGCAGAACCGCCGAACAGATAGGTTGACGGGGTTGCGGTTTGTGTTTTTTGAGCAATCCACGAATCGATGACTCTTTTTGCCTTGTCGGGAAGCGGAACATAGCGCGACTTATAGTTTTTTGTTTCTGTAATGCGATATGGCGAGCCGTCCATTGTTTTTCGCGTGAGAGTTCCGTGTATGTAAAACTGTTGTCCGTCGTAGTCGGTTGAGCGCAGAGCTTGCAGTTCGCCGACGCGGCAACCGCAATAAAAAAGAGCGGTGAAGATTGCGCGGTATCGCAAATCGTCAACTGAGGCTATGAAACGCTCAAATTCGGCTTCCGTCCATATTTGGCGAGGTTCTTTATTATCCTTTCGTTTCGGCATTTTTACGCCTTTGAGCGCGTTGTCAAAGCCGTAGTGTTCAACGCACCACGAATAAAAGACGGAAAACTGCCCGTATATTTTTTTCAATGTTTTTTGCGTGTAGAGTTTTCCGCGGTAGGTTTTTGCCCAAAGCTGGTCTTGCCATTCGATTATGTCTTGTTTTGTGACGGTTTGCATATCTCGTCCGGCAAAGAAATCGTCATAATGCTTTTTGGCAGTGTGGATAAAATCATACAGCGAACTCTCTTTTACGGTGTTTCGAGCGAATCCGAGATATTCACGTCTGGCAAGTTCATATCGGACGATGTTTTTTCCGTCGTATTTTTGGGGAGCAACAAGGTGTTTTTCCATAAATTGCTCATAAGCCTGTTTGGCGAGTTTCTTTGTCTTGAAGCCGCGCAGAAGTTTTTGTTTGCGACCGTCGGGAGTTTGTATATAAAAATAGAGGTCGTAAAGCGTTCCGTTCTTCTTGGTTTCGCGTTCTTGAATGTTGTACTTAAATGTGTTTGGCATAGTTATTTTGTTATATCAAATAGTATCATTATTAGGGCGGTTAAGGTGTTGCTTTTATCAGATCCAAAGGCATAGCCTAATTGACTGGGCGTATATACCAAACTTCCTAATTCAGCGATAAAACTGTCAAAGAAAGTTTTTATTTTTTCGCGTGAGCATAGATGATAAATAACAATTATTACCGAAATAATATTGTTAATTTTAAAATTCTCACCGAATTGCTTTTTAATTGCTTTTACAAAACCGTTTTTCTTGCTGATAATGTATTGCGTTTTGTAATTGTAAATTCGTAAATTATGTGCACATAGATTACGAACATTTTTAAGTATTCTTAAAAACGCATATAAATCATCGGATTTGAATTTTTTTCCGTAGATAGAAACAATATGCTGACATATTAAATCTTTTAGATTTGGTGTTAGGCATTGAAAGAACTTGCACAAATCTCTAATCATCATATGTGAAAACAACACCCAAATTGGGATTTCACCGTGTACGGCAAGGTAGTGCCTAATATTGTCGTTTGAATGGTCGGTATTATCTTTCCATTTGACTATTTGCTCATTAATGGAATCTATCAGTTCTTGCGCGGCTTGTCTTGATTTTTCGCTGTAAACGTTATATGACGCAATGTTTAGATACGCCGTTGCGCCGTATTGTCGTGCAAATTCATACGCTATTATGGATTTTAGCATATTTTCAATATCGAGTAGCGTTGAAAGTATGCCGTGTCTAAATGCCTTATCAAAAGAATATAGTGCTTGAATATTTTCAAAGGTAACGCCATTTGCGAAAAGGTCGGTATCGGGGATAAGAAACTCTGTCTTATAGCCATTTATGACATTATAGTAATTCTCTGTTTCAAGAAATCTAATTGCTTCTGCTTCATTAGTTATGATTAGCCCTCTCGATTTGAGAATTTCAATTTGTTCTTCGTATGTTTTGAACGGTTTTGCCATATGTAAAAAGAGCCAACACATTGTGCTGACTCTTTTCGCATTTGTTGGCTATGCTCCCATATAGTGCATAGTACGTGTCAATAAGTGATGGAGTGGATATACCGACCATCAACTGTATGATACAAAATTATTTTATGCTTGTCAACACAAATTTATTCCATTAGATGAATAAAATCCAAAAAATTATGCCAGCATTTCCCCCTTTTTTTATTTTTTTGTACCTCACAAAGCCCATATTCGGGTTGAGAATCAAATATCTCGTATCAGTTTTACTGCCTTGCCGAGTATGCGGAACTGGTCAAATTCGTTGGCAAAGATTCGCTTCGTGTCATATTCTGGGTTGTTTGGAACAAGGTCAACCCAGTTTTCGCCGACGGAATACACAACCTTTTTTATCGTTGCTTCGTCGCCGTTGTACAGAACAATCGCCGTCGTTCCGCTGTCTACGCTGTCGGTTCGTAGAACAAGCACGCGGTCACCGTCAAGTATTTTGGGATACATTGAGTTGCCCCGCACTTGCAACACAAAATAATCGCTTGCAGGACGACCACAAAGCATTTCAATAGGTATTGAAATAAGGTCGCCTGTGCTTAATTCTTCAACCGTTCCGTCGTAACCCGCTTTGATAGTGCCGATGATGGGGAATGGAACGATAGCGTCGGGCGTGTACGCGTTATCTAATGTGGGCGTGGGCGTATCGTGTTCAAGTATATAGTCAACGCTCACATTAAAAAGGTCTGCCATTTTAGCAAGTGCTTTGCTATCTGGTTCCCATTTCCCATTTTCCCACCCAGATAAATTTGCTTGCGTAATATTAAGTATTTTGGCGAGTTTCGACTGTGTGTAACCATTAATTTTTCGCAAATCTTTTATTCTGTTCATAAAAAATCTCACATTATAAGGTGTTCTTATATCGATTATAAGATAGCCTTTTATAGTGCGCAATATTTTTTTAATAAAAAAAACAAGAAAATCTTATATTTTTGCTTGACAACAAGAAAATCTTATATTACAATGCAAGCATACAAGAAAATCTTGTAATCGAAAGGAGAGGCTATGACGTTTAGAGAACTTTTGAAGAAAAAAAACGTAACACAGGAAGAACTTGCCGTTGCTATCGGCGTTACGCAGGCAACCATATCTTACTGGTCTATCGGCGTTACGCAGCCGAGAACGCGGCATTTGATAAAGATAGCAAAGGTACTCGGCGTGTCGGTGAAAACGCTCGTCGAATCGTTTGAGGAGAAGTGATATGACTTACTCGGAACGCGAAGAAATCATGAGCAGAGACGTTATGACGGGTGCGGATATTCAGAAGTTGCAAGGGTGCAATGCATCGCAAGCAAGCCGTATCATCACCGACATCAAATACGTCATTGAAAAACGAGGTGACACACCGCGTATCAACCAGCGAGGGAAACTGCACACGCAGGACTACTGCGATTACTACAACATCAAAAGATTTTGAGCGAGGGATATGATGAAAACTTTTACAGAGCACGAACTTAAAGAAATTTTGAGAAAACACAAACTTTGGTTGGAAGATAGCGACCAACAAGACGCAGAGCGGGCGGACTTGTCGCGTGCGGACTTGTCGCGTGCGAACTTGTCGTGGGCGGACTTGTCGCGTGCGAACTTGTCGCGTGCGAACTTGTCGCGTGCGAACTTGTCGTGGGCGAACTTGTCGTGTGCGAACTTGTCGCGTGCGGACTTGTCGCATGCGAACTTGTCGTGGGCGAACTTGTCGCGTGCGAACTTGTCGTGGGCGAACTTGTCGTGGGCGAACTTGTCGCGTGCGAACTTGTCGTGGGCGAACTTGTCGTGGGCGAACTTGTCGTGGGTGAAAAACATTCCGTTTGTACCTTACGCTTGTCCGGACTTCGGCTCGTTCATAGGTTACAAAAAAGCACAAGGCTTGATTGTGGAACTCGAAATATTGAGCGACGCAAAACGTGTATCGGCAACGGGCAGAAAGTGTCGGTGCGACAAAGCGAAAGTGTTGTCAATTCAAAACATAGACGGCACACCGAGCGTTAAGACGAGCGTTGCAAGCGATAGAGATTCAAAGTTCATCTATAAGGTGGGCGAGATAGTCACCGTTGATGATTTCGACAAAAACCGTTGGAACGAGTGTTCGACTGGCATTCACTTTTTTATAAACAGACAAGAGGCGGTGAATTACTAATGAGAATCGACAAATTTATGAACGAACTTTCAAAAATGATTTTTGAACACGGCGACACCTGCAAGGTGATGACCGTCATCGCCAAAAAGAACGCAGAGCAAAAAAGAGAAAGCAATCTACATCCGGCTATGGCGCAAGCACTCGCGCCGTTCACGAAAGGACTTGCAAAATGAACAAATATCGAATTGTTGAAAAGGATTTGTGTTGGCGCGGCGAGTTCCTTCGCAAAGTGTATGTCGTCGAAAAGTATACGTTTTTGAAAAACGGTTTCCACTTGATGGATTGGGTACAAATAACAACTGATTTTTGGCATAAGGAAGAAGCCGAAAACTGGTTAAATAAAAAACTTTGTGAAGAACAAATCGACGATATGCGGTTAGCGGAAAGGGAAGCCGAACAGGCAAAACACCCGAAAGAACCGCCAAAGAGAGTTGTACATCGTTACACGGCAGAATCGGACAGCATACTCGAACCGTGGGGCGTTGGAAAAATAACATCGAGGCTTGATGAAAGAACAGGCTCGGCAGATAGATGAGGGATATAAAAGATGAACAAATTTAGAACTTTAAGAGCAGACGAGTTGGATTGCCGCGTAGGAACTTGCAACGATAAAGGCTTTTCACTGCTTTTGTACAAAGACGCACGGTGCGACCAAAACGTCCTTGACGAAACGGTAGGCAAAGAAAACTGGCAAAGAGACCATAAGGAAGTCAAAGGCAATCTGTTTTGTGGCGTATCGATTTGGGACGAGAACAAAAAACAATGGATTACCAAATGGGATTGTGGCGTTGAAAGCAACACCGAGAAAGAGAAAGGCGAGGCTTCTGATAGTTTCAAGCGTGCGTGCTTCAACTGGGGTATCGGCAGAGAACTCTATACGGCACCGTTTATTTACATCAAAGGCAACACCGAAAAGAATTCAAAGGGCAATCCCGTACCGACGTTCAAGCGTATGGAAGTCGGCGAAATCGAGTACGAAGACGGCAAGATAACGCAACTCGTCATTTTGGGTGACGGACAAGCGATATTTACATACGGCAAACGAGGCTCTCAAACACAAAATAACGAACGCAAGACAAAAACCGAACAACCAGTCGAGAAGAACGACGAACTCACGCTTGACAAGGCTTACGCGCTCACAACGACCAAAGGGAAAGCATACGGCGAATTGAGTGACGACCAACTTCAATGGATTGTTGAAAACAGCAAAAACGCAACGAGCAGAAAGGCGGCACAGATGATTCTCGACGATAGAAAGACATCGGAAGATTTAATGCCGTTGGAAGACGAAGAAGGTTTGCCGTGGGATTAAGGGGGTAACAGATGAAAATCAAAGCAACATTTACAAGAGCATTGCAGGGCGAGTTCGGTGCGCACGAAGTGACGTTCACGACGTACGACAAGAACGCCGTCTTGCAACTCAAAACGCAGGACAGAACAAAGCCGTTGAGCCTTGAAGTGAAACAGTACCGGGAGCAACGCTCGCTTGACGCAAACGCATATTTTCACGTCCTCGTCAGCAAGATTGCCGAAATGGACTATCAAAGCATTGACGACGTAAAGCGGCAACTTGTGTGTGACTACGGAACGGTCGCGTTTATAGCAAGAATCCCGGCAAGCGCGAACCTCGACGACATCTATAAGTATTCAAGGCTTATCGGCGAAAGCAAAGGAACGAAAGAGCCGTGCAACGACTGGTACATATTCAAGCCAACGCACACGCTCGACACGAAAGAGATGTCAAGGCTCATCGAGGGGACTGTCCAAGAGGCGCAACAACTCGGCATAGAAACGAGAACGCCCGAACAACTCCAAGAACTCTTATCACTTTGGGGGCAAAAGGAATGAACTACATCGAACGAGAAAATGCCAACAAAAGGAAGTGGACATACAACTTTGGAAAAATCATCGATACAAGCGGCATATACATCCTCACGAGGATAGACGAGAACGGAATAAAGTATGCATATGTTGGTCAAGCAAAACGCATATTGACAAGGCTTGCGCAACATCTCGATGGATACCAACATATCGATTTGAGTTTGAAAAAGCACGGGTTATTTTGTTCTGACAATCTGACGGGGTGGAACTTAAATATAATAGCTTGCTCTATTGATGACTTGGATGAAAGGGAGCGTCACTACATCAAATACTGCGCCGACAGAGGCTATCAGTTGCGAAATAAGACGGCTGGCGGACAAGACAAAGGCAAGCACGGAATTGCTCCCAACAAGCCGCCAAAGGGCTACTACGACGGCGTGGCGCAAGGCGAAAAGAATGTCAAAAAACAAGTCGCAATTTTGTTTGAAAAATACCTTGACGCAAGCATAAAAGGCGCACCGAACAAAATCAAAGAACGCAAGCTAAACGAGTTTTTCGATTATATCAAAACCGACAATCTAACGGGGTGAATTATGGATTTTAAGAAACCATTGACGGAAAACATGAAGCAAAAGGCAAGGGCGGTTGTGGACTATCTTAAAGCCAACGAACGCTTTGTCGAAAAAGAAGAATTGCAGGCTGTCATCGGTTGCACAAACGAGCGCACCGTGCGTGACGTGATAGCATACGTTGCACTTTATTATCCGATAATCGCCAACAGCAAGCAGAGCGGCTATAAACTCGCAAGACGAATGAGTGACCTCGAAGACGTAAGACAGACGTGGGCGGAACAATCGTCACGTCAAATCGAACTCGAACGGCGTATGCAACCGCTAATCCGTTTCTGCGAAAAGGCACAGAAAAAACGTGAGGTGGGCAATGGCAGAGTATAACAAAGAGCGGTTCTATTGGCTCAAACTCAAACGCGATTTTTTCAAGCGACACGATATACAAATCATCGAATCAATGCCGAACGGGAAAGACTACGTGCTGTTCTACCTCAAACTGATGGTTGAAAGCATAGACCACGAGGGGGAACTTCGATTCAGCGACACGATACCGTACAACGAGCAAATGCTCTCGGTGGTAACAAACACGAACATTGACATAGTAAGAAGCGCAATCAAGTTGCTGACAGAACTCGGAATCGTTGAGGTTCTGGACGACAAAACGCTCTATCTAAAAGAGGTCAAAGCGTTGATAGGAAGTCAAACCGCAGGTGCAGAAAGACGGCAAATACAACGTCAAAATCAAGCCGAAAAATTACTTAAACGACAAAACGGCGACATTTGTCACCCAGAGACAGAGAAAGAGTTAGAGTTAGAAAGTTTGTTAAAGATATTAAAAAATAGAGATTCAATCGCGAGCGTATGCGAGACGTGTAAAAACAATCCTCGGTTTTCAGAAATCATCGATGAAGTGCTTGAATCCCTTGCATATGCAGGAAGCGAGATAGAAACTTTGAACTTTGGCGACCGGACGGTTTGTAGAGAAGATTTTGAGCGGCTCATAACAAAGCCGCACGGATTTGACGGGAATATGCTTGTTGAAACAGCAAATGCCGTGATGGCTTGCAAGGAAACAATAAAAGACCGTCGCTACTACATTCTCGGCATAATAGTGAATCGCTTTATGCGATAGAGGTGAATATGAAAAACAACGTGAAAGCAACTATATTACTGGCATTCGCCGCAATCTTGCTTATCGGCGTTGTGGTGAGCGGGGTGCTTGCAATCATCGGAATCATTCCGAAAGACAAGATATGGATACCGTTCCTCGCATTTATAGGCGGCGACGTGATATTGATAACAACGCTTTTAATAGCACTTGAAAAGATGGACGATGAGTAAGGGGGTACGAGATGGAATATCAAAGACGAAAACCGAGCCGAAACGAGCAGTCGCTTAAAGCGGAAAACGAGTTGAACGGATACCGTGCGAGGGTTGCGCAAATAATGCGATTGAAAGACCGTCGGCGAGAGATTGAAACGAATTATGCGGCAATCCGATGTATCGATTACAGCAAGTTGAAAGTTCAGGGCGGCGCACCGTTCAACGCTATGGTTGACACCGCAGTGCAGTGGGCGGACATCGAAAAGAAGATTGACGACCTAATCCACCAAAACGAACAAGAACTGCTGATGATTGAATACAAACTCGGCAAACTGACCGAACGAGAACAAACCGTGCTTTTCAAGTACTACATAGAGGCACGAACGCTATTGCAAATCGCCGCCGCTATGAATTACAGCATTGACGGTATCAAGAAAATCAAGCACCACGCGTTGCTCAAATACGCGGAACTATAAAAGACAGAGAGGAAAAGAAAATGTTTGAAATCGAAATTTACAAGAAAGCAAAGAAAGATAGCCGAATCAGAGAAGAAGTTTGCAAAGACAACTCAAATGCAGTCATTTGTATTTGTCAAAGCGCAGACCACAAAACACACACTTTTACAGGCATAGAAGGCGCGAATGCGGTAGAGGTTGTTGCTTTGCTTGCGGCGTTTGACGACCTCGCCGATGAACTTTGCAAAAAGAATAAGCCGATTGCTTCGTTGTATGGTTTATACAAACTCAAAAAGGCGGCAGGAATGCTCAAAGAATTGAAACTTGCCGAAGAGCAAGAGGAAAGCGGCGATGAGCAGAAAGATTGACGACGCAACCCTTTGTTGGCAGTGCGCCAACTGCACGGACGGCTCTAAATGCGAATGGGCGTTGGGTCGTCCCGTGAAAGGTTGGGAAGCAACACCGACAGCATATAACGACGGCGGCTTCGTAACACGCTCTTTCAAAGTGACGAAGTGTCCGAAGTTTGTCGAGGCAACCCGCTATGAAATATCCCTTTCGGCAATGTGTCGAAAAATAAACTGCAAAAGGGACGACAAACACGCGTTGCAAAAAGTTGCAAAGGCACTTGAATCGAAAGGATATGCGCTTGAAACGCACAAGGAAAAAGAGTATTCGGCAATCTACGCCGTGAAAAAAGTATGAGGGAATAGAGCAATGTATCAAATCAGTTTGTTTGACGGCGAAACACCGTTGGAAATCACGAAGCCGATACGATTGATTGAACTGTTTGCAGGATATGGCAGTCAATCACTTGCGTTGAAGTATCTGAAAGTGCCGTTTGAGCATTGGAAGATATGCGAGTGGGCGATGAAATCGATACAAGCGTATAAAGACTTACACTTTGGAGATGACACTTGCGACTATTCAAAAGCGTATTCGGTAGACGAACTCATCGAGATGTTGCTTGCAAAAGGCATATCTGCTGACTACAACGCACCGATGACAAGAGAGCAAATCAAAAGAATGGGTGAGCAAAAGATACGCACAGTATATAACAACATCATTGCGACCAACAACCTTGTGAGTGTCTGCAATGCCCACGCACAAGACTTCGAGATACAAGACACCGAGAAATACACCTACATTATGACATACTCGTTCCCTTGTCAAGACCTTTCAAAAGCGGGCAATGGCGCAGGAATGGCAAAGGGTAGCGGAACACGCAGTGGTATGTTGTGGGAAGTTGAGAGAATACTTGATGAGTGCAATGGCAATCTTCCGCAAATCTTGCTTATGGAAAACGTCCCCGATGTTATCGGCGCAAACAACGTCAAACACTTTGCACAATGGGTTAAGAAACTCGAACAACTCGGTTATACGAGCAAATGGCAATGCTTGAACGCAAAGGACTACGGTGTGCCACAAAATCGTGATAGGTGCTTTATGGTATCTTGGCTTGGCAATCACTACTATGACTTCCCAACACCGATAAAACTCGAAAAGCGGCTCAAAGATGTTCTCGAAACAAATGTCGATAAAAAGTATTATCTGTCCGGGAAAATTCTTGAAAGTTATGCCGAGTCAAATAGAAAAAACATCGAAAAGGGCAATGGCTTTCGTTTTGAACCCATAGATGAATGGGGGGTATCAAAAGCAGTTCTAACAAAACCGGGAAGCAGAGCGTGCGACAATTACATACAGGAGTAATCGTGAGTATGTGCGGGAAAAAAATCGAAAAAGGCACAGACATTTCCACAACTTTATGCGCGAGAGATGGCAAAGGATTTGGTAATCAACCTATGACAGGAGTTGCGGAATGGCAAGAATAAACAACATAAATTGCGAAGTCGTCGGGAATCTCAAAGACAAACGCTACAACGAAATGACAAGTCGAGTATATTCCCCGAATGCACTCGCCCCGACAATCAGAACAATGACCGGCGGTGGCGCAGAGCCAAAAATCATTATGGGGGGGGTGGTTGAAGATATGAACTCAATCGAAAAAGAAATATTAGCAGTTGACGGCTTCAATCAATCAATCCGTGCCGACCAAACGTGCTTTGGAACTATAACAAGAAACGCAGGCGCAGACCTTAAAAGGAATGGACAAGGTTGTATTGAAATAGTGAGCAGGGCGCACGGTAGCAACAAAGGCGGTGTAGTAAAAAGCGACATATTCCCGACCGTGAGAAAGGCGGCGACAATGGACGGAAACACGGGAATTGTACAACCTGTGATAGGTGCGTTTAGAGGATGTAATCCCGATAATCCATCAGATCGAACGCCCGGGGTACCCACAGAGCAAAGACTTGAAATCAATTCAAGAAATCTATCCAACACACTAACGACGGTTCAAAAAAGACAATTACGGATTCGGAAACTTACACCGAAAGAGTGCGGACGGCTTATGGGGGTGCGTGACGATGACATAGACACGATGTCGGTCAATCAAAGCAATTCAGCACTATACCATTGTTTTGGCGACAGTATCGTTGTCGATGTGCTTATGGCGATATTCAAACAGATGATTTAGGAGATACGATGACGATTCAAGAGTACAAACAGCAACTATACGATGCGTGCAGGGAACACATCTTCCTTGCACAGCAGGCTCTCGACCGATATGCCACGGTAAAAACCGACCGAGAGCGAGAATATGCAAAGATAGACAACTTACAACATCTTGCCGCTCACAGCGCGTTGCAGTGGGCATTGTACAAGGCGAGCGAACTTGAAAAAGGAGAATGATTATGGACAAAGATAAAATCAAATTTGAAATTTCGGATATACACAAACGCTTGGATAAACAAAGAGAGTTTTTTGAATCTATATTGAAGATTCAAAGAAATGAAATCATACGCTTGAATAGCAAAATTGAGAGCCTAGCATATTGTGTCGATTGCACACAAAAAGACATTAGAAGCAGTAATGAAATCGGTATCGCCCCGAATTTGTGAAAAAGTCGCAAACGGAAATTGTACCATACTCGTGTCCAAAACCGCACCGAAATGCGAAGTACCGTTCAAGGGCTATATCTATTGTACGATACCGAATTATAAAACGGATTGGGGATGGCAACATAGACCTTGTTTGTATATGAGAGATGGCAAACTCAAATGGATAGATGTTGCTTTTGAAAATATTACATTCTACGAGTGGGCACATCAAAAAGTAATTGGTGAGTTTGTGTGCGATAGGGTAATCAAAACTTGTGGTTGGCGGTTGCGTGGCGATACACAACAATGTGCAAAACGCACGACAGACGAAGAGGCGTTCCCTGAACTCGCTTGCTTGACGATTGACGAGATTGTCAAATATGCAGGAAGTGAAAACCGTGAAGTTTGTGGTTGGCACATCAGCGACTTGAAGATTTACGACAAGCCGAAAGAGTTGCGTGAGTTTTATGTTACTTGTAAAAAAAAGAGTTGTAGAATGTGCGATGCGGAAAGAGAATATGATGTTTGTGCTTTTGGAAGAAAAATACCAGTAACTCGTGCGCCGCAATCATATATGTATGTGGAGGAGTAGAAGAATGACAATCAAAAACGAATTCCCTTGCAAGAACTGTCCGAAGAAAGGATGTGGCGCATATCACGACGTGTGCGAAGCGTATCAAGCGTTCAGGCAGGAGCAGGCAACGAGCAAAAGCGAAGACGCAAAGACGAGATTCGTCGCAAATCACGCACCTTACAGGGTTAGGCGGATAGTGAAATAAAAAACAGGAGAACGGCAATGAAAACTGAACAAGAACAAATTAAAGCGATTAAACAAATTATAGACGAACGGGTTGAAACGACTCTCGGTCAAGTACAAGGACGTCACGACAACGTAATTAAAACGGTTGATACCGTCATCATTGCGAGAGATATTGTCAATGCAGGTTACGGTGATGTGACCGAGTACAAAGCCGAGATTGAGCGGTTAAAAGAGAAAAACAATGAACTTAACAAAAAGAATTGGTCGCTTGAAGAAGAGCTCAAGAAAAAAGAGCTTGAAATCACCTATGCTCGTAATAACGGATATGAAAAAGGATATGACGAATGTGAAGAGTACGCGAAAGGTAAAATCAAGCAAGCAAAAATCAACATATTACGTGAGTTGAAAGAACGCATTAAAACCGCAATAGACACTTATTACAATTCAGATGGCGGTGGCTATTTTATTGCAGAGGACGCAATAAATGATATAGACGAACTCATCAAGGAGGTAGAAAATGAGTAAATATACAGAGCCGATGAAGCTTATAGACTTTGTAGAGCAATTCGTTGCACACAATACAGTAGTAGAGATATATAGTCTGGAAATCGTACCCGAAACAATCACCGATACCATCACTCGTTATTGTAAAAAATTTGATAAACTCGAAACGGTTATGGAATGGCAAATAACCGAGCCTGATGATTGTGATTATTATAGGGTGCATCCCGATGTAAAACCGAGTAAATATCGCTATCACAATGTTGAAATGATAGTTGGCGTTCCAAATCACATTGATAGAACAGACCTTGTAGGAATCGTTGTGGAGGTGCAAAATGCCGAAGATAAAGGTTGAAATAGATGTGCCGAATGGTAACTATTGCGATGACGCAGATGAGGGCTTTTGCCCCTTATTCGAACGCAATCTGTGGGGAGAGTGCTTTTGTTTGCTTTTTAACCGCAAGTTAGAACCAGACAAAGAAAACGACGAGAATTGCAAGCGTTGTGCCGAGTGCAAACAAGCGGAGGTGAAATAATGGCACTAATAGAATATCAACTTGACAGAAAAATCAATAAGGTAGAAAATGCAATTAAGACGATACAACTTGCCAACTTGTCGAATGAGCCACTTTATGTGTGTTATTCTGGCGGAAAGGATAGCAAGGTTGTCCGACGACTTATGGAAATGTCGGAAGTCCCGTACGAATTGCATTACAGTATGACAACTGTCGATATACCCTCTGTTGTTCGTGAAATTCTCGATGATAAAGAAGTCATCGTTGATAAGGCTCGATATGCTGACGGAACGCAAAAGACAATGTGGAATTTGATTGTTAAAAAACATCTTCCACCTACAAGGATTTGCCGTTATTGTTGTGCCGAACTTAAAGAAACAGGCGGTCAAGGCAAGATATGCGTGACAGGTGTTAGAAAAGCCGAAAGTGTACGCCGTGCGAAGCAAGGTGCAGAAGCAAAGATATTAAAAAGCGGAAAGGCACTCATACTCAATCTTGATAATGATGACGATAGACGAACGATTGAGCAATGCTACCGCACTCAAAAGACTTTGATAAATCCTATTCTTGATTGGAGCGAGGAAGATATTTGGGAGTTTTCAAAAGTCGAAAATATCCAACAAAACCCCCTTTATACTCATTGCGGTGGCACTAAAACAAGGCTTGGGTGTGTTCTTTGTCCTATGGCTCGTTTAAGCGATAGGGAAGAAGATATTAAGGAATATCCAAAAATCGCAGAAGCCTATGTTAAGGCTTTTGATAGAATGTTGTTGAATATGCAGAAAACAGTTGATTGGAAGAACGGTCAAGATGTTTTTGATTGGTGGATGTACGGCAAGCAAGAAGTCGATGAAAATCAATTTAGCATTGACGATATTGAGTAAAAAAAAAGAGGTGGAAGTCGGATAGCGGTTATTGCATACGTTGTTACAAGTGCAAGAAAGCGGAGGTAAACAATAACAAATAGAGAACAAATATTAAAAAAGATAGGTGACAGTCTTATAGCGTGTCAGGTTATTGAAAAAGGTATCTACTATAGGCAACATGGCTGGTGTACATATTACAAATTCAATTGTAAAATCTATTACGATTTCGACGATGCATACAAAGCCCTGAAAGAATGGCTTGACAAAGAAGCAAAACAGCAAGAAGACAATGATAATAGGACAATACGAATACCAATACTAAAGCAAGAGGTGAAACAATGAAATTTAGAATAACGGCAACTTCGTGTAGTGATGATGTAGCAATGCTCAAATACTATCCATTTTTGAAAGATAGGATAAAAATAGAACAAACAACCCAATCAGAAAAAACCTATTTTGGTATTGTGACCTATACTTACGAAAAGTGTTTTATAGAGATTGCAACACTCGAAGAACTTATTGAACTTAGTAAGATGTGCGGTACAGAAATTATAATAGCCGACAATGAACTTGAAATCTATGACGGTTACCGCGAGTGAAAGTCGACTTTTCAGAGGGGATATGAAAAATACAAAAATAGCGAGAATCAAAATTAAAAACGACAAAACTGTGTTAGAAACGGATGAGGGCATATTTGAGGGAAAACTTATAATCCCCCGAAAATCCGAAAATGTCTTTCTTGTTTTTAAGTGGAAGAACAAGAGGGTGACAATAGGTATGACACACTACCGATATGCAGAGTTGCTCGTATGTGGTTCGATGGCACTCAATATGCAAAACAAAGCGGAAGAATAAAAAATAATAGTCAAAACAACGATTATTTTTTCAAAAAGGAGCGTAAAAATGAGGAAATCAACAAAAATATTGGAAGTAATAGCGATTATTGTTATAATTATGCTGTGTCTAACGGCTTGCAACAGCGCAGAAGAAACAGCGGACGTGGATAAGACATTTGACGAACGTGTTATTGAGGTGGCACTTGACGAGCTTGACAAAACGTCGGAACGGAAAGAACTTATCTTTTTATTTGCCGAGGGTGAATACAGCGAATATTTGCTCATTACCGATGACGGCGTGTATTTGTTGGGAACAGACAGCGCGTGCAACGTCGATGTAGAAAAACAAATTTTGTAAAAATACCCAAGTGTACACCCGAGTACCTATGTGATTTTATAAAATGATAGTGTGGAAATGGTAGGGAGCGTTCAAAATCCCGCCTTTCCCACATCTATCCCTCTTCATATAGGCAGAGCCTCGCGAGTGTTCCTTGCGAGGTTTTTGCTATAAGGATGGCACATAGCAACTTAACAGCAAGTTAAAGCACATCACAACGGTGTGCTTTTTTTATACCCAAAATCAAGGAGGTGGTCGCAATGACCAAAGCGGAAAGGGAAGCCTTGAAAGCCGAGTTCATCACAGGCGACTACCGTACAATCAAAGAGTTTGCTGAACGAAAAGGTATCTCATATAACACATTGAGAAAGATAGGTTCGGTTGACGGTTGGCTCGGCACAAAGTTAGCACACGAAGCACAGATAAGCAAAGAAATCTGCACAAAGGCACAAGAAAAACGTGTAGAAGATGGGATTCGAGATATAACAACTCGACAAAACAAAACGCTTGATGTTATTTCAAAAATTCGAGATAAGGCGGAGAAGATTATAAGCAGTAACAATGTATCTGCGAAAGAGATTAATGCTATTGCTTCGGCTATGTTTCGCGTCAACGAGATAGAAAAGGGAATCCTATTTGACAGAGAGGGCAATGCCGATACGAAAGGCTTGCAACCGATAATCAACATTATGGACTGTTCAAAGGACGGTGAGGACGATGAGTAACCCCGTAACCGTTCCTAAACTCTATTATCCGCTCTTTGACTATACTGTAACCGAAGTGGTTGAGCCGAGCGGACGTTGTACCGCAAAGACCACAAGCAACGAGATATACGCCGTCATGATGATGATGGCAGACAAGCGCAACAACGTTTGGTATTGCCGAGCCGAGAAAGGCGATATTCGAGAGACTATTTTCTCGTCGATGATAAACACGATTCAGTTGATGGGATTAGAGCGAATGTTTGTGTGGTCACTCTCGCCATTCCAAATCACTTGCTTGCAAACGGGTGCGAAATGCTATTTCAGCGGCATCAACGGCAAGACAGACGACGATATGACCGCTACAAAGGGATTTACCCCGAACGGCAATACGCTCGCTTTGTGCATACTTGACGAGGCAGACCAAGTCAAGCATTTCAACCATATCACGGCGTGGGAAAGCACGGCATATCGTTTCTTGCTTCCTCACGGCAAGATGGTGTATGCTTACAACCCGCCGATGAATCGCCATCACTGGGCATATACGTTCTTTGGTGACAAGGTTAAGAACGGCGCAACGCGAATCTATGCGACGTGGCGAGATATCTACAAACTCTTGCCGATTAAGACCATACAGCAGATAGAGAAGTTTGCAAAGGACGACCCCGAATATTACCGCTATTGGTATTTGGGCGAACCCGTGAACTTCAAGGGAATGGTTTATCCGCAGTTCAACCGAGAGAAGCAGACGAGAGACGTGTTCGAGTTTTTTGCCGAGCGTGACTGCATTGTTGAACTTCATATCGGACTTGACGAGGGAACGGCATTTGACAGCACTTGCGCAACACCCATAGCGATATGGCAGAGCGGACGTGCGCTTGTTCTCGATTGTTTAGAGATAGACCCCGTTAAGACCGGACAACTTGCGCCGACGGAAGCGAGCCGCCGCCTTTGGGAATGGTTGCAGGATTTGTTGCTGAACAAATTTCCGTTTTTACAAAAAGTCCCGCGACGGTGGATATTTGAAAGTGCAGAGGGCGGACAACAACTGCGTTTACAGTTCGTCAATGATTTTGGCGAAGATTGCAGGCTTGTAACGCATAAATCAATTACGGGAGATATAAAGAGAGTAAGAAGTATGCTGAACGACGGTGTACTTTTCTTTTATGACTCTCCTCACGTAAACACAAGACAACTTATGGACGATATCGAGGGGTATGTATTCGATGAGAAAACGAACTTGCCGAAGAAAGGACAACGAGACGACACGATTGACTCGCTTGAATACGGCACGAAGCTTTACTACGACAGCCCCATCACAATAGGAGGTTAGAATGGCAAACACTTATAAACAACCGACGACGGCTTGTATGAATATGGCGTCGAGGCGGATATTTAAGGCATATTTCAATGCACGTTATCAAAATATGCAGAACATCGTCAACGACACCGTGTTTTATGCGCTAATTCCGCAACGTTGGATTAACTACTACAACGCATATGTTCGACAGTGGCTCGAATGGTCACGCGGCTATGTGCTTCAACTTCATCGCAATGATTTCTTCTCAACGGGTATGGGCTACACGGTGTGTGACATATTCGCAAGAGAATGTATGGGCGGCGGCTGGCGTTTGGACTGCAAAGACGATAAGACGGCGAAGTTCCTTGAAAAGTGGGGCAACGAACGAATCGCACCGCTTTTGAGCAAAATGTTCTTCCACGCAAACGCGGGCGGCAATGCGCTTTTGGTGCTTACGCCGAACAACGGCGACATATATCCGTCCGTATTGCCCGCAAACCGCTTTATCTTCGACATAGGACGAAGCGGCAAGATTTCGTTTGCAATGCTGTTCAATCGTTTCTCAACGGACGACGACGCGTTCTACGCGATTGAATTGCGTGTTCAGAGAGGTAGCAGAGCGTATTACAAAGTCATTCTCAACCGAGGCACGAAGCAAGTACTTGCTCCAACTTGGGGCAATGACGGTGGTTTCGTAACTGTACCCGACGGCGCAAAAGCACAATGGGAATATTGCTACGGCGACATCAAGCCGAACACTTGGTACGAATTGCCCAAAGCAATCGGAATCGGCTTGTACAACGTTCCCAACAAGAGCGTTGCCGTGAGCATATCGGATTTGCCCGGATATGCGGACAGCACATTGCACACTGCGCTCGACATACTGTATTCGATTGACTTCAACTACACAATGCAACAACTCGATATGTACTGGGGCAAGACGAGGATTCTATTGCCCAAAGAAATGCAATCAATGCGTGTAGAGAATATCGGCGGAAAGAGTTTCATACCGCACGAAAGCAGGCTCATCGATAGTTTCGACGGCGACGGTGCATTGGGTGATGATGTTTACGCGAAAGTCGTAGATAACACGGCAGTGGACGGCAAGCCGATTCAACCCGAATTTATACAACCCGATTTGCGCGGCGAGGCTCACAAGTACATTCGAGACGCAGACCTTGAATTGCTCGCGTCAAAGGTTGGTTTGAGTTCTGCCACGTTGGCGAACCATTTGACCTACAATTCGCCGAAGACTGCGACGCAAGTCGTTGCGGAAGAAGACACCACGGCGACGAGCGTCAATACCAAACGTGAGTTGGCAAGCGTAGCAATCAACGCTATGCTTCGTGACATATGCTCGTTCTACGGTTTGCTCGGTGAAGACGCGCATATTGTTTGGAACAGATACGGCGTGAACAGTCCGCAAGAAAATCAAGAGTTGCTCGCGGAACAACAAGCGGGATTACTTCCCAAAGAAGAATTTATCCGCCGCCGCTATCCCGATCTTACCGATAAGCAAGTGCAAGAATGGCTCGCCAAACTCGAACAAGAAACGCCCGCAATGGAACGTGCCTATAATCTCGGAGGCTTTTGATGGCAGAAGACCAAGAACAAAAGAAGCCTAACGCGCTCAAAGAGAACTTGCGAGAGCAAACGATAATCATCGAGGATTGCACCGCCGATTTGAAAGCACTGCTCAACAAACGTGTTTACGACGGCACGACGTATGAGCGTTTTGTCAAAGAAGCGGATAACCTTATCGAGGACGGATTGAAAGATATTGCGGACGACGAAATGCGAATCAACGCACTATCGATACTTCGCGGCTTTGCTCGGCGCGAATTTAAGCGTTTGAGAGCCTCGCTTATGTCAAAGGTCGGGTTTTCGTTTCTTGCACTTAAATGCGTTTTGACGATATGGAACAGTAAAGACGTTGCGCCGAAACAAAAAGCATATAAAACGCTACAAACAATCGAGCCGCAGTTTGCAGACGTGTCGCAAAATTTTGAAAGCGGTGCAGGGCGGTCTTGGCGATGGGCAACACCGCTCAACGAGTATATGCAGGACTATATGAAGACGGTGCGCCAAACAAGCGCACTTCTTGCACAAGACCGAGCAAAAGGCGAGGACGGATTGAGTTTGAGGCTCAAAAGCGAATTGTACGTTCGTGCCAAATGGCAAGAGGACAATATGCGCAAACTTCGCGAAAGCGGTGCAAGGCTCGTATGGATAAGTTCTCACGTCAACTGTTCCGAACGTTGCGAGCCGTATCAAGGGCGATTGTATAGCCTTGACGGGTCAAGCGGTGTTACGGAAGACGGTCATCAGTTTCAACCTATTGAAGCCGCGACAGACCGCTATACCACTACTAAGGCGGGAAAGATGTACAAAAACGGTACGTTGTCGGGGTTTGGCTGTCGTCACTTTACAATCCCTTACAAACCTAACGGCGAAACACCGTTGACATACAATTCGAGCGAGATTGAAAAGGCGCGTAAAATCGAGGAAGAACAGCGACGACTTGAACGCGAAGTTTATCACGCGAGAGAGAACTATTATTCATACAAAGGCAACGACAATGTGCGAGCGCGGACTTGGTATCACAAGGCGGCGGAAGCAAAACAAACGTACATTGACTTTTGCAACAAACACGAGGTCGCGTGGTTCCCCGACCGCATAAAAGTATATCCCAACTGAATCTTTGAACCCTGTCCAAACGGACGGGGTTTTTTGATGGAAATAAACACAAGGAGGAAACGCAGATGTTTCGATTCCTAAAAAGAAATAACAAACAGGAGGAACAACCAACAATGCCGAATTTTGAGGAAATTCTCGCCGCTATCGAAAAATTGAGCGACGAGGAAAAGAAGCAAATTCACGAAAAGACAGGCGATGACGTTGCCGCGCCCGAAACCACGACCGAAGAAGTGGCGAAAGCAAAAGAGGACATCAAAGAAGACGGCAAAGATTCGCAGTCCGAAAAAGACCGTGTGGACGAAAGTGTAGCCGCACAAGAAGCAAACAAGGGTGACGAGGATTCACAAGACGCAAAAGACCGCGTGGACGAGGCGGAGGGCGAAGACAAGTATCTCGCACTCAAAAAAGACCACGAAGATTTGCGCGCCGAATTTGAAGCACTCAAACAGCAATTCGCGGAAGCGCAAAGCAAGCCGCGCGAAGTGGATAAGGACGAGGCAAAAAAACTCGACGACATCCGCAGAACCTATCTTAACTAAAAAACACGCCACAGGAGGAAACACACAATATGGCACTTGTACAATCTTACGGAAACGTAGAGGGCATCATCAAAAACGTGTTGATGTCCAACGGAGCAACCCAGCAAGACCCCAACGGCAGATTCTACATCGACGGTCAAATGATCAACGTTGACCTTGCAAGAGCAATCGCCGAGGCAATCTACCTTTTTGAAGTTTATCAAAACGGATTGAACTGCACGGCGAAATATACGGACGACACGAGACCTGGCGGCGTGGTGAGAGTACCGCTTGAAATGCCTTTCGCGCCCTCATCTCGTACTTTGAGTTTCGGTGGAAGAAAAGGTACGGACGGCAACGACGGCTTGTTCAACAAGAACGAACCCATTTTGCCGACCACGGACGAGTTCCTTATTTACACCAACCAACTCAACGACCAAGACATCATTTTCCCCGACATCGCAAAAGAGTTTGTACCGCTTGACCTTATGGTCAATAAAATCAAAGGCTACGGCAAATCCGTTGCGCAAGACAGAACCGCATCGACCACGGCAGAAGTCTTGCTCTACAACATTTTCCGTGCACTCAACGGCGCAGAGAATATCATCGATAATTTTGACGGCACGCAAGACTTTGCATACGGCAAACTCATTGCAAAACTCAACGCAATGTTTACGGACGGCGACCCCATCACGGGCGCACTCACTTTTCCGACGGAAGGTCGTTGCGTAATCGGTCGTTCAAGTTTCGTTTACGGTATGTTTGCGAAACCCGGTCAAAACGGTATAATTCTCAACGGCTCGGACTTGTCGCAAAGAATGCTCAAAGAATATGACCTAAACGCAAGCCTTTCCGAACGCAGATACGTCGGCGAGGGTTATAAAGGCGAGTTTGGCGGAATCCATTTCGTCGTTATGCCCGACCAACTCTGGACGTGGGCAGAGCGTTATATGGGACTTGCAAAAGGTTCACTCGACCAAGTTCAAGCGATTGCATTGTCTGCGGACTCTCTCGCACTCGGCAGAGCAGTTGACTTCGGCGTGAAACTTCAAGATTCCACCTATCCGTATCCGCGCGGCATTATGGCAAGACCTATCAACCTTTGGGGTCACGAGATGTTCAGAAAGGCAATCATCATCGCAAAAGGCACTTTCACGACCGACAACCTCGTATCTCTCGGTTTCAACGAGAACGAAAGACGTTACCCCGTCGCGCCCAAGTCGTTTACGGAAAACGCGAACAAGAAAATCACCGTTCCCGTTTACGGCGCAGACGGCACAATCGTTGCGTATCAAGAAATCGCACAAGGTCAAGAGCCGAGCGGCGACAACTGGCGTAGCGGTCTCGACAAAGTCGCGGCAGTCGTTGCAAGCGTAAAGGGCGGCTCTTATTCGGCGGCACAATCCGTAACGCTCACTTCGGCAACTTCGGGTGCAACGATTTACTACACCACCGACGGTTCTACGCCCACTTCGGCAAGCACGAAGTATACGGCGGCAATCAACGTTGCGGCAAGTGAAACCATCAAAGCAATCGCAGTCAAGAACGGTATGATTCCGTCTGACGTGACGACCGAAACCTATGTAATCGGCGGTTGACAACAAACCGATTGATTTCTTCTTCTTTTTGCAAGGGCAGGCTTAAAAAACCTGCCTTTGTGCTTGCTACGAGTGTTTTTTACGCGGTGCAATTCCGCGAGCAAGCAAACACACAACACATTCAAGAGGTGGGAACTATGAATCAACCTTTTAACGATACGATGATGATTTACGACTTTCAAGCGCACCGTTATGTGCTTACGGAAACAGCGGTGTATCAAGAACTCGGCATAAATCTCGACACCGAATTTGCTTCGTTCGAGCAAGATATACGCCAACGCAAGAAAGAGCGTTTTCTCAAAAAAGTGTCCGATACGGTTTACGGCTACATTTACCAAGATTCCACGAACACAAGGTTTTTGGAATGGATTTTGGCGTGCCGTGAGGACGTGCGCTCGGCGATACAAGAAATGTTGCTTGCGCAAGCGGAATATGTGTTAGAGGGCAACAACTTCTTACAGGATTTCAGCGGCGTGAATATTGCCAAAGGCTCGGCTATGAAGAAAGATGATTTGCGCGGCGAAATTCGCATAGCGTTGCGCGTCGTAGAGATGTGCAAAGAGTATATCGGCAATCTCGACTTCGTTCTTAAAACAATCGTACCGTTGCCCGATGTGCCGCAACAATACTATCGCGTGGGGTACTGATTATGTTGGGATTGTCTAAAAACTCGGCGGACGTTATCACCGCAAAGCATTACAAAGAGGGCGTATGGGCAATGTTGAACGACCCCGCTCAAAAGGCGCAGTTGCTTGGCTCGACAAAGCCTATATATACGAAATTCAAATGCTCGCTCGTCGGCGAATGGAATCGTGACAAAGGATACGTTTTGCAAAATATGCGCGTCAATTACGACGGCACGGTTATATCGACAACTCAACCCGTGAATGTTGATAAGGGGGATATGATTCTCATTTTCGACAAATGGTGGATAGTCGAGAACGTGACGTTTGATTTAACGTCGATAGCACCGCAAGGCAGCTATTGGTTGCCGATGAAAAACGCCATAACGCAAATACGAATCCGTGCAATTAAGGCTAACGGAGTTGGGAAGTATGATTAGTTACGAGGAACAACGCTCGATTATAGACGGTGCGCTTAATGCGTTCCGTTTTCACACGCCCAAAGACACTGGCAATATGCGCTACAACGCAACGTATGCGAAGTATCTCGGCGATGGCGTTTGGGAAATCGTGGTTGACGAATCTATCGCGCCGTATGTGCCGTATACCAACGAGCCGTGGATTGCCGCGAAATGGAACGGCAAGAAGAATCCCAACGAGGGTTGGTTTGAAAGGGCAACGGGATTTGTTGCAACTTACATTGCAGGAAGACTGCAAGGAAGAATGGAGAAAAAATAATGGTTACGACTTCGCAACTGGCAATAGAATTACAAAATAGACTGAACAAATTTGCAGGCACGCTCAACGGTAGAAACTACAAATTCATAATCCGTACCAACGCAAGCGATTACGAACATTCAACGGGCGGCTCGCAAAAGCAACTTGCAACGCTTTTAATCAACGGTTTGTTGATTGAGCAGACAAGCACGCCGATTCCACTCAAAGGACTGGACAGCGTATTGTTGCTTCAAACCCTCAATATTTTGATTCCGTCCGATGTGTCGGGCGCAAAGCAAAACCGAATCGAATACGCTATGAACGCACTCAACGCGTTTGTGAGCGACGTAGCGGGCAATGCGGGCAACTTGTCGGACAGTGACGACAACAACTATGCATACGTTTTAAGCGTGTCCACACCGTACGTTGGACAAGAAACTATCGAAAGCGAAATCGGCTTGTGTGTTCCCGTGTCGCTTCAAGTGTCGTGGCAACTCATCAAAGACGGTGTGCTTGCAAACAACGTCACGATGAAGATGAAAGCGAAAGGCTCGTCGGCGAATCCTACCGTCGTTGTGCTTATGGACGGTGCTATCGTTCGTACGCGCACGGGCGATTCGTCCAACGTAGAGGGAAGCGAGGAAATGAAAACCGAAGTTACGCAACAAGGCTTGACAATCAAAGTCATAATGCCTTACAAGCGTGGCGACGTGTCGGCAATGCTGTTCAAAGATATGCTCACAGGCGCACTACAACGCGTATATGAGCTTTCATACGCCGACGGTGACGGAGATACCGTGCAAGGTGTCAGCGCGTCGTGGGACGTTGTTGCGCGCGAAATAACCGCGCCTTTGACTTCGGGTAAGGGCATCACAGTTTCGGCGACTTTTGAAATCGCGAGGTGATAGTATGGCAGAATATAAAATCACGGTCGATTTTAAGGGTTCGGGCGGTGGCGGCTCTAAAAAAGAGAAAGGCTACCAGTCCGTATTCTCGGAATGGGCGGACAGCATAAAAGAGGGAATCAACGACATAAACGGCGGTGACAGCCCTTTTAATCAGACGGTGCAAGGGATTCAAGCACTCGCAAACGTCATTCCTGCGGCGCAAATAGTCAAGTCGGGGTTTGATTGGCAAGTGTCGCTCATCGGCAGATATAAAGGCTCACAGCAAGCGCAAGACGTAGCAAATGCCTCAATGAAGATTGCAGGACAAGTCGGCGGTATCGCTTTGGCGTTCGCAACGGGCAATTACGTTGCAGGCGGACTTATGACGATAGGAACGCTGTTTGGCTATGCAAGAGAAGCGGAAGAAAACACTTACCAACGCAAGTGGGAAAACATCGGAAACGCTATCGGACGAGAGCGAGCGGGTGCTTCGTTCAATCGTTCGAGGACAGAGGGATAAAGAAAGGACACTCAATGTGTGTCCTTTTCCTTTGTCAGTTCGGCAACTTGCTTTTCCAACTCGGCGATTCGCTCGGATTTGGTCGGCTTGTGTTGGCGCGGCTTCGGTATCAACTGCGCATTTGCACAGTACAAGATTGCAAGGATTAAGAATATCAGCGTTGTGTAGAAGCCGACAAAGGGGATTCCTTTTGTTACGGCACACAAAACTATTGCCATTATGATATAGAGTGACGGAATTGCAATGAGCAACCCCTTGTTGGTTTTATGCTTTGCGAAGTACAAAACTAAAAAGGCGATTGTGCAACAGATTATGACAATAGCAAGTATAGATAATACAACAGAAAGCGAAAAACTTGGAAGCATATCTTTCATATATTCATCGAATGAATCATAGTAAGATTGCATTTCCGAATAATTGGTTTTTAAGTAATAAATCGGTGCTGTTACTATGGCAGGAATATAAGAAAAGAAACTGTATTCCATAACATTAGAAATCAACCCCATTTTTATAAACCAGTTGTTTATAGTAAGTGGCGATATAAACCCCACAAAAAGTAGCACAAAAGAAATCGGGAAAATTACTTTTCCGTACTTATCAACAAAATTTGAATAACCAATGCGTTCGCGCATAAGCACACCCCCTATTAGTGTGCTTTTATTTTATGCCAAAAAGGAGCAAGTGTCAATGTTTAGTTACCAACCTCAAATATTTGAAAACAATCAATGGCAAGCATTGTCACCGTGGTCGCGCCCTTTTACGGACGGAACGGCACTCAACGACGTTCTCGACGCAGGGTGTATCAATCTGTCGCTTTCATCGCGATATAACGCCATAAAACCGTTTACGCCGATTCGTATCATCATATCCGAAAACGGTGTTGAAGTGGATAGAATATACCGCCTCGTTTCATCGACGAAGCGTACGCGGCGCACGTTTGCACCGTCTGTCGGCGCGAAATACGATTGGACGATAAACACTATCGAAATCACAAAGGCTATGGAACGCCGTTTTATCGGCACTTTGACAAGTACAAAGTATTTACATACGGATTATGCGGCGGGAAGTGTATTAGCCCCTGCGAAAACTTCGGGAATAGCTTTCAGCGGCGACTATGTTGGTTGCTTAACGCGACTTAACACTGTTTATACGCCGATTGCAGGTTTTCAACTTGATATACTGTCTTTTCGCTCTGTGTACAATTTGGCAGAAAGTACAGGCTCTGGCGCAACCACACTTTATTATCAGTGGGGGACATATCCTTGCAATGTTCAAGTTGTCGATAATAATAAAACCATAGTGTACGACTATACTTTCTCATCGACAAGTTTTGATAAGCAGACAATAACGTTGCCGAATACTGGTAATTTTACGCTAACATATAGCGGCAAAATCGATTCAAAAGGAACAAGTGCAGGCGCGTCGTTTTCACCGATAGATTTTAAGGTTGAATTAGCAATATCTACTTTCACGCAGATTGCCACCAAGACCCAACCCACAATCACGTCGGTGTGTCAAAGACTGTTGTCGTCGGGCATAACACGGCGCGGCGGATTCTCGGCGCAGGAATATGTGCTTGACGAGGATTTTGCGGAAGAGTACAAGAACGTACTCGCGCCCGAATTTTCGTTCACCAACTGCACGCTGTTCGAGGCATTGGCGCAAGTCGGCGGATATATCCACGCAATACCGCGCCTTGTGCCGTTGTCCACAACAGACGATACGCATTACAAGGTAACGTTTGATAAACTCGGCGGAAGCGAGCAAGCACCGACTATGCCGCCGATGATATACCAAGACAGCACGATTGACAGCAATGAATGGTGCGGCAAGATAACGTCGCCAGCGCAGAATCTTTGCAATACGACGGATGAGGGCGGTACGATAACCGAACTCGGCAACGACTATATAACGGTGCGCACCGAGGACGGCAATATCGAGATAAACGGCGACAACGTGCTTATACGCACTTCTTTGCCGATTCAACAACTCATCAAACTCGAATGTGGATTCATTCCCGACCACAACGCCAACTTTGACGGCAGAACCACGCCTGTCGGCGACATCACCGCGTACGCATACGAAGACGCGGAATACAGCGTGCTTTCGTCTTACTGGGGAACTGCATATCCGTATTCAAAAGCGTGGGCGTTGCGTTGGAAGCAAGGCGGCACGACGATAGACGGTTTGACTTGGCGACAAAAAAACGTCACGTCTGTGGGCGACGCATTCCAAAACACCGCAATCATAAACATTATAAACGCAAAGACAGGACTTTCTTTGAAGTCTGCCGAAAAGAACGACGGCGAATGGTATCGCAGGCTTGCGTTCAAGGTGACATATGTGCCGATAGCAACGGCACGCGTTGAGGCGGTCAAACCCGTGCTTACGGACGGCGGCGAGACGAATAACGCGCTTGTGTACAATCAGGGCGCAAACGTTGCCGAAACGTCGTTCTACGGCGAGAAAATGCGCGGCGCAATCGCAAGGCTCGGACAAGACGTTGAACAACGCACTTATGACATCAAAACCTATTCGCAAATGCCAAAGGTCGGGCAGATTCTTGACGGCAAATACATTGCGACGATAGACGCTGAATACGACATAACGCGTATAAGAATCACGGTAACGCTTGCAAAAAACTTCAACCAGTTGTCACAATTCGTCGGGTTGAACTCGAACTACCGCCTGTACGACATTTCGGAAAAACAGAGCGTTGAACGTCACATACATTACGCCGACAAGATATTTATCGGCAAGACCCCGACGGTAGGTTCAAATCTCACGCTTTTGCAGAACGTACCTAACGTGCTGATTAACACTATCAACCACAGCAAGACCGGCGATGAAGAGATTAAGAAAGCGCAACTCGTGAGGATATTGCCGTTCTCGGCAGGAAACGCGTTGCAAGACAGAGCGGTGATATTGCCCGTCGTGGCGTTCCCTTTCGGCACGTCGATATGCTTCAACTTCTCATTCTACGACAACTACGGCGCAGGCTATCAAAGTTCTGACGATTACGAGAATGAAAAAAACAGGGCGGCGCAACGATTAGTGCCGTACACCGACGTATACGGCGAGGTAAGTCACATTCACTTCGCGATGTACAACGAGGGGTGGACACCGAATCTTGCCGCACAAGCCGACGGCGGATATGCAAAACTCTATCCGCAAGATAACGGGTTCAACTGGTATAGCGGCGACCACAGCAAAGCACTTGTAGATTCGTACCTCGTAAGTTATCTTCTAACCGACGGCGCGCTTGAAATCAACAAAGACAGTCGAGAAAAAATCGACGTGACGTATCAAGTCCACTATATCGCCAAGAGCGACGACATAGTTGTCGGAACGGGTCTTGCGGACTTCTGCAAACTCGTGACCGATACAGAGCCAACAGTTGCGAAAGCGGCGGTATACGTGGTTTGGTTTGACCATACTATCAACGGCTTGAATCAATACATAAACGACAGTTTCCATTTAGGTAGCATTAATACCGATGTAGGCTATTTCGAGCGTATAGGTTTGCTGACCGATAGCCAACCTTACACGATTGTTGACGGCGTGTTTAGGTGGGATAGCAGAACGTGTCCACGCCGCGGGGGTGCAAAGGCATATGCTGTTTGCAAGTGGAAAGGCAACGGTCGGTATGAAATGCTGTTCGGACAAAACGGCACGCTTGCTTACGGTGATTCCACCGACGCGCTGTATTTTTCGCCGGTCCCGGGTGAGGCTATCGATTACGAGTTGATGATTGCGCCCGCAAATACCAACGTGTACGCTACGAACGCAGGCGGCAATCCCGTCGGCAAATTGAGGCTCGCTTCGGGCGTTATACCTCTCGACGCTGAATACTCGTTCATTTATTCGGCTCAAATCAACCGTTATTCGTGCTTGTTCGGCGAAACGTTCTCGTATGCCGATAAGCCTACGACCATAACGCTCAAATACATCGCTATGGACAGAACATTAACGCTTATGGCTGACGGCTTGGTGCTTGAAGAGGGCGACGGCAAAAACTACGTCGTTACGGGCAATCAAACTATATCATTGCTTGCGGTTCCGAGCGGGACACAGAATATAACGGCGCAATACAGAGTTGCGACCCAACAAGCGTACGATGTCGTTGACGGATACGTTAAGACCAGCGACCTTGTGCCGAAAACGTAAAAAGTATGACAGACCCTCGTTTCAGAGCGGGGGTCTTTTTATACAAAAAATAAATTATAAGGAGACAACAATTATGCTTTTCTTTTTGAACTTGGACGGCACGGTCACACGCTCTGATACCGACCACGTCTATCAAGGACAGAACAAAGTAGCAAACGTTGAGTTGTTTACGCTGATTTCACCTGCGCAAGCGGCGATACAAGTCGCGTTCACGTTGCCGAACGGATTGACGACTGCCTATCTGCCTATGTCGTATGTGGGTGCGTACAGCGTTGACGAGAGCAACCAAAAGCAAGTCCACCGTTGGAAACTTGCCGTGCCGTATAACGTAACGGAAGTAGAGGGACAAGTCGGTGTATCGTTCAATGTCTTGCTTAACGACAGGACGAGCGGTCAAGCGCAAGAAACAATCAACCAAACGACGTACACGTCATCGTTTCTTGTTGAGTATTCCGCATTGCCGATTCCGCCTACGACGGCAACAGAGGACGAACTTGGACAACTTTTGGATTTGCTTGACCAGTATTACGCGCAGAACGCAAGCCTTGCCGCAAAGCAACCGTTTGTTGTTGGAACGGTGAAGACGAACACACTTGGCGCAAATCAACAAGCAAGTGTTGCGGTTGAGCAATCCACAACGCCCGATAGCAACGGTAACTATCCGACAAATTTTGATTTTTCGATTCCGCAAGGTATACAAGGTATACAAGGTATACAAGGCGAAGTCGGCGAAACGCCCGATGTTTCAGCGGTTGCGGAAGTCAACAATACTGTTGGCACGCCGTCGGTTGAAGTGGAAAAGAGTGGCACGAAAGAAAATCCCGTGTTCAACTTCAAGTTTTCAAATATCAAAGGACAAAAGGGCGATTCGGGTATAGGCGACGCGAAATTGTCCAACACGCCCGGCACGAGCGAAACAGACGGTTATACTCAAAATACCGTAAATGGTATCGTCCAAAATCCCAACTTGCTTATAAATCCGAACTTTGCGATTAATCAACGAGGGCAAAGTGAATACACTTGTAACTCAAAAACATACACAGTCGATAGAACGTACTCGAACAGGTCGATTATTACACCACTTCAAGGCGGTGGCATAAAATTAAACGTGTTGAGCGGTCAAAGCAATCCATATATTCAACAGATCGTAGAACACGCAACTGCACTCGTTGGAAAGCGACTTGCGTTTTCTTGTTGCACAAACGGCGTGATTGGCAAAATTGAAATGCCCGAAATTGTACCAAGTGAGGATAGCACGACAAACGTATTCGTAAACAAGAATTTTTCAGTAGGAGTACTTACTTGCAATATACAACTCTTAAAGTATAAGCCGTCAACAGCAGATGATAGCATTTTGCAAGTAACGTTCACTATTACGAATCCAAATGATACAATAATATCTTGGTGGAAACTTGAAATCGGGTCGGTTGCAACAGAGTTTTCACCACCGAGTATTGCAGAGGAATTGGTTAAATGCCAAAGATACTATCAAATACGTACAAAATCATATTCGATACAACAAAATGCAATCGACAGACCGATACCAACGCGTGTAAATGGCACAATCGGCACTACAACAATAGACAATGTTGAATACAACTATTGTGACGCGGAATTATAAAGAGGTGAACTATGGAAGAATATATCGAATACAACAAAATCTATGCACACGCCGACGAGAGCGGAAAAGTAACGGACATATTCAGCGAGGCTTTCAAAACTCCCGCAGAAAACGACGTTTGCATTGACGAAACAAACACCGACCGGCACGGCGCACAACGCTATCAAGTGTATGACGAGAACGGCATTGCGAACTATGCAATCGTAAACGGCGCACTTGTTGAAAGGGATAAGGCGGCAGAACTTGCCGAAATCAAAGTCACGATTGACTATCCGCAACTTGTCGAAAACAAAATCCGCACTCGATATAGTGTGAGTGCTGAACTTGCAATTTTGCGACAACGCGATACAAAACCCGAAGAATTTGCCGAATATAATGCGTTTTGCGAATCGTGCAAAGCCGAGGCAAAGACCGAATTAAATATCAAGGGGGTATAACTATGGACGAACAAGTAAACGCAACGTTGCGTATCTCGGCAATCTTATCGCACGGCGCAGAGGGTGAGGCTAACACAAACAAGGATTATTTCAACGACCTTGCCGAAATCCTTACGCTTGCGGAAACGGCAGGGTTGACCGAAGAACAAATCGACACGATTATATCAAACTATGAGGAAATCATCGCTGACGAGCGCAACCATTCACAGAGGTTTAATGACCTTTTGACTATGGTAAGCGGAATCGAAGCGAACAAAGATTAGGGGGTGCATATGGTAGACGTAACTATAACGCTCGACAAAACACACGGCAGGCTCTCAACGCGAGAGCCTTTTTTGTTGGGCGAAAACGAAGATTTGAGGATAAACCTCGTTTCAACTTTGGCACTTTCAAACGTGCTTATCAATTTCAAAAACGGCGACACGGTCAAACAATATCGCGTTGCCGAAAATCCGTTCATCGTGCCGAAAGAGGTCGTAAAACACGGCAGGCTCGATTGCGAGGTCAACTTCTGCGCTTGCGGTCGAATCGTCAAAACGTTCGTCGTTGAGCCGATAGTGCTTTACAGCAAAGAAGCCTCGTTAGTAGGACACCCCGAATTTGACTTGTTGCTTCAACACATCGAAGCGCAGGACGCGGAAATTCAAACGTTGAAAGAGCAACTCAACGCAACCAAAGCACTTGCAGACCGTACCGCACAAGAGGTCGCAGATTTGCAACGCGCGTTGGAAGACAACTAAACCAAAGCGGGTACGCGCGCTAAAAATCTACACGCTCACGTCGGCGTACAGGCACGAGCAGAGGAGTATATTATGTCAACTGAACAAATTATGACCTACGTTGTAGCGTTTCTTTCGAGCGGTGTTGGCGCAACCGTCATTACGGTTATCGTCAAGGCTATTGTAAATGCAATTTGCACGTACAAGACAAAGAAAGTCAGCAAATTGAACGAATCCGACAAGGCAGAGATTGCGGAAAGTGCGGCAAAGAGCGTTCTTGCGGCGATTTCGGGCGGAGTGAACATCGATGCCGAAGCGATGATTGACAAGGCTACGAACAAGCGTTTGACGGCGATTGAGGAACAATTCAACAACATTGCAACGCAGATGAACAAACTCTCGGCGATTTTAGTAGCAGAGGGTCAAGTCCTTTCCGAGTTCAAAACCCCGTCGTTGGCATCGAGGGAAACACTCAATGCCGTTTTGGCAGACGAGTTGAAAAAACTGCCGATTATCCCGTTGCTCGAACAGGCAAAACTCGTTGTGTCGCAAAAGGGAGAACAAAAAGAAGAGCAACCCGTTGTTACTGAAGAGCCGCAAAAACTAATGTATTAAGGCGGTGATGAGTATGAAACACAATGCAAAGTCCTTGATATTAATTATCTCGGAATATCTCGTACTCATCGCCCCCACGATGGGGTATGCGATTTACTGTTATCAAGACACGTTGCAGTATACGATGACCGCAACAAGCAAGGGCAGTTTTTGGTCGCTCGTCGCCGTGGCAATCTTGGCAAGCGTGCTTTTCGGGATTTTCCGCAAAAAATACGACCGATACGTTCAAGGCTATGTCCAACAAAAGACAGACCTCGAAACGAACCCGACAAACGAATTGCTCATAAAGCGTGTGGCGCATAAGAAGAAGATTATTGACAACCTCGACTATGTTGTCGCACTTTTTCCCGTTCTCATTCTTATGAGCGTTATAGGCGCGTTTCAGCAAGCCATAGAGCAGTTGCTTATATTGTTGAGCGTAGTTGCAGGGTCGCTCGTCGGCAAAATCAGTCTACACCTATTGACGATTTTCGTCGAAGAACACGATATGCTTAAAAAGATAGAAAAGGACGGTGACGAATAATGGCAAACGATGAAAAAAGGAAAGTATATTCGGGGATAAAGATAACGCTCAACTCGTTCATTTCGCTCGGCGTTGCGTTGGTGGTTATGCTTATCGGTATATTCGTCATTGATAAATACAATGCGACTTTCCGCAACTCGCTCGAATACTGGGCGCAAAAAGTGTTTATGGGTGTTTCTACATTCCTTTTAATGCTTTCTATGTCCAACATAACCGAAGAATCTCGCAAGAAACACGACAAGGATTTTATAGACCGAGTACACGCTTTGGACGAGCAATACGTCGAGTTGATGTCGAAGAACCACACCGTTGAACTTGAAACGTTCATAGAGCAAATAAACAAGCGCAACAAGTATAATGCGTATGTTACGGCTATAAAGCGTAAACTCAACCGCACCCGGGCGAAGCACCAAAAGCGTATACGCAAACTCGAAAGAATGTTGTTGCTTTCACCGCAAGAGGTTTGGGATAGCCCTATCCGAGTGAAATATCACAAGGTCACGTTCAATCAACTTGTAGCGGGCGAGAGTGACGTTGCGAGCAAAGACGACGAATACGACTTGCTTGTTCACAAGGGACGTTATACGGCGCGCAAACTCGGCTTCAAAGCATTATCAATAATCGCGTTTTCGGCTATCGCGTTTGATTTCGCCTTTTCATTTCAAGGGTTCACAAAAGAGATGATTTTGCCTTTGGTGTTCAAACTGGTGTCGTTGCTCATCGCCGTGTATAGCGGTGTGTCGTTCGGCTACACGATTATGGAACGCCGCAGGGCAACAGTCAAAAAGAAGTTGCGCATATTCTCGCAATTCAACGAACGCGTGAATTTGACCGACGTTTCGGAATCCAAGCGATTTGAAATCGAAATACCGCAAGATATAATTGTCGAGAAAATCCGTGCGCGTGTGGCAAAAGAAGAAGCAGAGGAATCCGCAGGTGCCACACAAATTGCCGAGCCGCCTGTACCGAATGTGCCGACGGTAGTTTATAACACCGAAGATTCTCAAATAATGGCGCGTTTTATGGCTGTAAAATAACATCCAAAAATCATAAAAATTAAGACCGTTCGCACGTTGTTGTGGGCGGTCTTTTTTCATATTAAATGCTATCAAAATATTATCATACACTATATGTAGTATGCTTTTTAGTAAAAATATATGCAATATATTGTATTATAAAAAGCCCGCTTATCTCCACCAAAAACACCGTATGTACGGTGTTTTTTTTGATATGCGGGATTTCGCAATTTTATTGCGGTGCAGCGTTGCTGCTCGAACCGCCATGCGCTGACGCTTCGCTTTGAGAGTGAACTCTCATGCTTCGCTATTACGGAAGCGTCAGTCGGACGGAGTCCGAGTTGCGCATAAATGCGCCGTGCGACTGCTGTCGCACGCAAGTCTCGGTGACCGCGCCCAAAAGAAAAACACGAGTCGTTTGACTCGTGTCTTTTTTGTGGTGCGGTCACCGAGACTTGAACTCGGACGGTGTAACCATACGCCCCTCAAACGTACGCGTCTGCCTATTCCGCCATGACCGCTTAACATTGCCTATTATATGATTAAAAGTCGGGCGTTGTCAAGGAGTTTTACGCCTAAATTTTGCTAAAAGACAACATTTTTTTCAAACTCATATATTGTCATTATGAGCGAGAGAGCGAGTGGCGGCAACATTCAATCGGACGGCGTGGCGGCGACGTTCTCTTGCATTCCGAGCGACCCTTTGTCGCAAAACGTGCTTGCGAGCGCACTTGCGGATTCGATTTGCAGGGGAAAATCGCGCGCAGAGATTGCAAACATATTGCAGTTTTTGCAAATTTTGTCCTGCCTTATGAAAAATTATTTGATTTGA